TAGTTAAGTTAACAATTTCATTTTGTAATGCTTCAGGATCATTTTGAGCCATATCCATTGCCTTTAATGGATCCAATAACCCATTTGCCGTAACACCTAATCTTTGTAAAGATGCCGAATAATCAATTGCTTTTTCAGGTGAGAATAAATCATCGGCAATTCTAAACACATCACTCATACTAACTCCAAGACGTGCGGCTTGAGTTGCCATTTTGGTAAGTCCTTGTACTCCTCCTTCAAAATTATATAAGTTAATTTTTCCAAGATTAGTACTAACTCCTTCTGAAACCGCCTTGACTGGAACACCAACACTTCTAGCGTAATTAGCAACTTCAGCCATTCTGTCTCCAACGTCGTACATTGATATACCAACACCTCTAAAGTTTTCCGCTAATTTACCGACTTCTACCCCACTTACTTTAGATGCTGCAGCAATTTCAGTGACGGCCTCTGCACCTAAACTTGCCGCAGTTCCTAATTTATCTGTTATATTTGTAATTGTGGATGCAAATTCGTTTTCTGAAATTCCAATTGAAGCTAAAACAGGTCCAACATCGGCAATTAAAGTTTTGAATTCTTCAATTCTATCTCTTGACACACCAAAAGACTGTTGGATTAATGTCCCTTGTTGTTCTAAGATACCAATACCTCTACTTAGGTCAGTTATTGATCCAACAACTGCACTTCCAAATTCTTTAGCAAAACTAGGTAAATTGACCAAAGAATCTGTGATCGCATTATATTCATCACCAGCTGCTTTTATATCCTCAGCAGTTCTTGATGTTAATTTACTTTGGAGTTGTTTGTTTTCTGCGACAGAGTCTGCTAAACTTTCTTCAAGTGTTTTTACTCTTTTTTCTAATTGTTCTACCGTTGCAGCCATTTAATCCTTTTGATGATAAATATTTTAACTATTGTTTTTAGAAGATTCTATAATCTTTTCTATGATATACCTTCTAACATAAGTTGGTATACTTAAGAATTCACTATACTGCATTCTCATTACCTTAGCAAGGTAATAAAACTCATCAATAAGACTTACGCTGTAATTAGAAGAAAGGCCGAAAAAATTCTACCCCAAAAGCAATGTTTACCACTGCTTTTTCTCCTGACGGGGCTATAATTTCTTTTGATAGATCTAATCTTGGTTCATTTTCTATAAGAAAGTTTCTTATGAACTTTGAGTCTTTAATTGGCATCTGTTCAACGAAAGTTGAAATTTTAACTCTATCGGTTGATCCATTCAATTCAACGATATTTTTAATTAACCTTGTTGTCACGACAGGTGCATTTCTTTCCGCAGGATAAGAACTAATAATTCTTTCAATTTCAAGTTTGTCACCCATAGTCAACAATTTGAGTTTAACTTTATGTTTCGACACCGGTAATTCAACTTCAAACAAACCTTCTTGATTTGGTTGTATTTTTGGTTTGATAATATTCAACTCACTCAAATCTACGGTTGCACTGAAGTAGTCCCCTGTTTGTGGGTCTACCGCAGATATATTATATTCAGGACCAAAAGATGTATTTCGTAAAAATATTAAAATTGCTTCAGTATCACCCTCTAATAACTCTTCAGGTCTAAGATCTCTCTCATACAATCTGTTTCGTAATAAAGGAAGAACTATTGATTCGTTAATTGTTTTTTTTCTGTCGATAGATGAAATAATGTTTTCATCCGCGGCAGTTAAATAACCAACTTTAACACTTCTCTTTTTACTCTTGTAAAATAGACCCTCAGACGGAAGTGATACTACGTCATGCGGTAAATTAAATTCTGCTTGTCCAGCGTTATAGATATCTTGTTCCATAGTATATAATGTTTCAACTTATATGATAAAAAAAAACCGTAAACTGTAAAGTCTACGGTTTCGATGATACGTTATTTTTTTATTAGTATACTAAGATACATCTGTCCATTTGCATTTGACAAGTAATACCAGCAATATTATCTGAATTATATGCCAAAGAACCTCCATCATAACCTAAAAGGAATGTACCTTCTAAAATCCATTTTTCAACAACAACTCCTGTTGGGTCCAACATTTCAAGGTCTACATTCTTTTTGTAACCAGCCGCATAACCCATACGTCCTGTTACAGATTCAGCACATAAACGAATCCATTCCATAACAGCCTGAGAAGCTGAAGGTCCAATTGGATCACGGAATTTTACTGTTAAAGGGTCCCACTTGAATCGTCCAGCAACAAACGTCGAGGTATTTAAGAATTCAATTTCTTTTGATTGGATAGTTAATTTTGGTCTTGCAGTACTCTCAACATACCACTCGTTAATACCAAGTGATGATGGGAATCTTAAGATCCAACGGTTTTCCCTTTTCGGTTCGTAAGGGATCGGCATTTTCATTAGTAAATCAGCCATATCTTATTGTTTAAATTTTGTTTTATTTTTATGATAAATATATCGTAATATTTTTTTTTCTATTTACTTCCACTTTTTTTCGAAATATATTGTACTAGGCCCTAGTTTAACTAATATTTAGTTTTCTTTCCTCCTCCAGTATGATAAATATCTAAACCAGATTCATCATCAAAATGTCTCTTCATAGCTTGTACATTTCGTAGGTCGTCATCTGAAAAACCGATGTATGGGATAAAATAGTTACTTATTTTATTTTTCATAAAGGCTTTCTCTTGTAGTCTTCTTGATAAATTCTGAACATAAGCCATAAATTCTTTCATCGCATCTACTTTTAGTTGTTCAGGATTGGCAGCTGATCCTTGTCCGAAACTTACAGGGTGATACTTGTTCATATCTAAATAAGCTCTAACTAACTCATCATCAGTTAAATCATCTTCATCTGCCAACTCTCTATATTTTCTTAGATTTTTAACAAGTTCTTTTTCACTCAAACCATGCTTATTTCTTTTAATTAAATTGTAAATTGCAGTTTTAAGAATGGATGGGGTGTGTCCTCTAGCTGTAACGATCGCAAAAACAGATCCATTATTGACCGCCTCAACAAAATCGTCCCACGCGGGTCCCGTTGGTGCTTTCATTGCATCTCTTAAAAACCCTTTATCCCCTAAAACGTTAAAGTCTCTGAAGGGGTTATCATCAAAACCAACAATAGTGTGTCCTTCATATTCGAAAGGTTCTTTACCTACTTCGGTTCTATATTCCGCAAAATCTTCGGTAGACATACCAACAACCTTATCATCTTCGTCTTTTAAATAAATTTTTGTTGGCATATACATAAGATTGTCGTCCCAGTCAAAAGCATAATACTTCATCGTTGGTTTCATCTGATCATTGATAATCTCAGAAATAATTTCTCTAACAACTTTTTTGTAATTCATATATATAAATATTAGGATAAAAAAAAGGTGCCATTTCTGACACCTTTTCTTTTTTTGTTTTAAGTCATTTATACATCATCAAAAGATGCTCCTGTTGGAGTAATGTAGAATGTAATGTCGATAAATTCTAATGAACGAGTTGGTTTGATGTAAATCTTACCTGTCATTTGGTTTCTATCGATGTCTTCAGGGTCACTTGAAACCGTTACTCTAAAGTCGTACAAACCTCTATCTCTTCTGATGGCATCTAAGATTGGGTTAACCGCATTTAAGAAGTCTTGTCTTACTTGTGCGTCGTTTTGTTCAAACAATAATCTTACAGACACCGCTGAAATCAATTTACGAGCTTGTAGTAATAATCTTCTTACGTTAATTCTATCAAGAGCACTTTCTCTAATCTGAAGAGTCTTGTTACCCCAAATCACAGTTCCTACATCTGCGAAAGTTGCGATTGGGTTGATTCTTCCTGTATAAAGAATATCTCTATCTTCTTGAGTTAACTTCTTACGTGCTTTAACCGCATTTACAATACCACGAGTGTAACCCGCCGCTGCGAACCAAGGATAAGCGATGTTATCTGTCAATGCTAAGTTTCTTGTTACTTCCGCAGTTGCTGGAATGTAGATTTGTGTATTGTTTTCGGTATCACGAGTCAATACCCAAGGATAGTAAGTTGCGGTATAGTTAGAGTCAAGTCCAGTTGCTTCTAATATATCAACAGCTTCAGTTGGGTAGATGAAGAAGTCAGCACCTGTCGTTGTTGGTGTGTACAGATTGTAATCTGCTGTTGTAACAACGTAAAGTGAGTCCGCTCTATCAAACTCGATGATGTTTACTACATCTTCAACAAGATCATCATTATTCATCGTGTCAATACCTGGTGATACAAATACATTGATGTTTACTGCTTCAGGGTTAGCAAAAGTTTGATAACCTAATAAGTAAGCGTAGTAGTCAGTATTTGCGAAGTCAGTAGTACCGTCACTAATTGCGATTTGTTTGAATGCTCCCCATCCTGTAGCGTTAGGGTATCTTGTTGATGGACATGCTCCTCTTAAGAAACCTGTTCTACCGATCACATATTCATTTGTATTAGTTCTCCACTCTCTGTAGATATCCCATCCGTCGAATCCACCTTGTACTAAGAAAGTAAATTTACGAGCAAATAATCTGTAATATACATTAGTTGGGTTGTCAGGGTCGGTATCAAACGAGTCTGAACCAACAACGAATCTAGGTTGACCTGCAGTTGAGAACTCATTACCTATAGTAATACCACTGGCATTTTTATCCATGTGGAAACCAGATGATCTGTAGTTAAATGGTGTTGATTCTATATTACAACTATCAATTGGGTTTCTCTTACCTACATATTCGTAGTATGCTGAGTCATAACCAATAGTGTTAGAAATACCAAGATAAGTTCTTCTAATATTATCACCAGGACTTGTATTAGCATTATCATTTCCGGTACTCAATCCGAATGGTGGGTTGTATATAACCTCTCCAGGGAAATCGTATCTTGCTTTAATAATTGGGAATGGTGAACTTGCTCCTGCGTATAATCTAAAATTGAATCCGTTGAATCCACAAGGTACAGCGTCTACCGGTGCGTCTTCGTTGATTTCAACCATAACATATCTTGAGTTCAAAGTGTACTCACCATCTAATGTACCGATCTTAACACCAATAAAGTTGTTTTGAGCCGGGTTCATACTACAATTGGTAAATTTCTCAAGAACCACAGGATTTGCATCTGTGTCAAAATAATCTCTAACTAATACCGTAAACGTTGAGTTAGCGAATGAAATATCTGCAATTGATATTTTAATCAATGTATTAGCGGCGTCTCCATCGGATACAGTGTAGAATCTAAATAGGTCAAATACTTTGTTACCTCTTAATTCTGAAACAACATAAGGAGAACTTGGAGTTTGCCATCTATCTAAATACCAACCAATCGAGTTGATGTCACCACTTTGTGCTGAGTCTAAAGCTATCAACTCAGGATTTAATCCTCTAATATATCCTTTGTTGTAAGCGAAGTTTAAGAAGGATTGGAAACTTTCTTCGCAGAATAATGGTGTTTCTAATCTTGGTTTTTGGAAGTTAGTAATACCAAATACTTTTGTAACATAGTTAGCATTTGACAGTTGGAATGATGTTTCGAAGGTAAAGTTCTGACCATCTTTATTTGTTACATTCACGGCAAACGGAGAATAAGGGTTTTTCAACGCATTTGCATATTGACCTGTCATTGATAAAGAAACGTCAGTCAAACCTGTAACTTCCCATGCTGGGTTTCTAGTGTTAGGTCCGTATGTTGATATACCTCTTGATCTTAATGTACCAATAACTACGTTATCGTAATCAGAGTAAGAAGTTCCTGTGTAAAAATACATACCTAAATTAACAGATCCCGAATAACAAGTTGTAATACCACCTACGTCTTGTGTACCTGAATTACCCGAGAACACACAAAGATTACAAGGGTCGTACGGGTGTACATTAACTGTGTATGTTGTGGTAACTGAACCATCTTGCGATGTTAAAGTATAAACAATACTTCCTGATGTGAAGTCGTTAGCAGTAACACCACTTACTTGTACAACCGAAGCAACCGTAATTGCTGAGGTACAAGCACTAAAGTTAGCAACTAAACTATTTAGTGAACCTGAAAAACCTTGAGGTAAACAAACATCGATAGTTTGATTTGTGTAGTTAATTGAACCTGTATTCCCACTGATACTATAATTGTAGAAAGAAGCACATGTGTTAGATGATGATATTTGCGTTAAACCTGTTACGATTGATGTGAATGAAATACCTGAATATTCATTGTTTCCATTATTATCAAATAACGAATAATACCAAGGATCATTTTGTGCGTCCGTTAAATCATTAAAATCTAAAGATACTGAAGGTACATTATACACATTTGTTGAAGCTGTATAACCTAAAGATTCTAAAGTATAATAATCTGTTGTTGGAATTGAACCAAAATAATAAATTGTCTCTGCTTCTTCGGTTGCCGGTGATGTGGCAGTGATCATGTCGAAAACTAAACTTTGTAAATTTTCTTGAATTGTACTTGTCGATCCGTTGAATAACTGATATTGTTCTGTGAGAATACTTTGTAAGTTTGCCGGAAACGCACTTGTAAACCCAACACTTGTGATGTCGTCAGTACACCCTGTAAATGTAACGATATAATCTTCTTCTTTGAAAGTTACACAAGTAGGGTCACAAGTTGCGGATGAAGTAACCGCACTTAAACAATATAAGTCAATTGTTGTTGGATCTACGTTAGCCACAGTTCTAATTGACCAAGAAGGTCCCGCATCATAACCTGATAGTCCTAAGATTCTGGTTACAAATAATTGATTTGATTGTTGGAGATAAGCCTTTGCTATATATCCTGCCTCGTATTTAGGTATCTGAGTGTTAACAAACTTTTCAGGTGAAGTACCACCAAAATAAGTAGTAAACTCGTCATAGTTTCTAATAAAGATAGGTTCGAAGGCTGGACCTATCAGTGTCTCACCAGCAATACCCAATGTTGTTACACCCACACTTTGAGCTACAAAGCTTAGGTCTACTTCAGAGGTGTACACACCTGGCGATACAAATACTTTACTGTTTGTTGCCATGTTAAAGTTTTACGGTTTTATTCATTTATTTTAATAATAAATATTGCGTCAAACTACAAAAACTTTACATATTAAAAAGTATTTATATTTTGGTAAGATTTTATTCTGCCTTTTTTCTACCTTATGAATAACGATAGCAAGAAGATAAAAAATTTGAAGATTGATTCTGAAGTTCATTCAGTACTAAAGAAGTATTGTGATAAACGAGGAATTAAAATGTATAGGTTTTTAGAGAACTTAATTTTAGAAAAATGTAAGGAAAAAAAGGATGTCTATGGTGAAGACTAAAGTAGATCAACTGATAGAGTAATTGACGCAACCGCACCATCCCAACCTTTAGTTGCAACAATTCTTAAGTTGTCGTTTGTGTTTATCTGAATAATATCAGAATTATCACCATAAAAATCACCGTTAATATAAATTTGCCAACCAGCTATGTTGTCAGTATCTACAACTGAAAGGTTTGCGGTATATTCAAAAGTCAAACTGTATTCATTCACGTCGATTGGGTATGAATAAATAACTTCTTGTGGTGGATTTGGTATTGGTTTTCTCTGACGTTTTTTACCTGGACTTGCATCGACTTCATACATTTGGAATACTCTTGAGATTGCAGGTGCAACTTCAAAATCATCCTCGTCTAATAAAAATCCCATCATTGTGAATTCGTATTTTTGAATGTAGTATTTTCTTTTTTCCAAATCCATAACAGACTCATCGCTCACACCGTCGTTAATAATTGGAATGTAATGTCCTTTAATAACTTGATATGCTTGTCTTGATGCAAAAGTTTGCATAACAATTTGATTGAACTTATTGATTTCTCTCATTCTATTACAAACAATTGCCACGGTATATTTTATATCAACAGGAACTGGTTGAGGTATTTTATATATGTCCATACCATTTCTGTTACCATCCCAAGTCGGTACGTTCATATAATAATACATTCTTCTATTTGGTATGTTATACATTACTGCAGGATTATTACCGTATTTTACTTCAGGTGTTCTAATTGTTGTAATAAATGGGGGTTCTACGTTGTTGTCAATATTTTGAAAATCCCAAGTCTCAACAAACTGTGACCAGTTCTGTGTAGTTAGTAATATATCAACGGTGGGAACTTTCTTACCCTCAACAACACACTCCAAAGTATTCTTCACGAAATCCAAAAACCCACGATCCAAATCTGCATGAAGTAATGACTTAGGAAGGTATGTTCCGTCCTGAGTAATCATATCCTTAATTTGTTCTCTTCTTGGTAAAAGAGTTTTAGGATATTTTAATGGAAGAGTTTTTTTAATCTTTGGTAATGCCATATTATAGTCCCATAAATTCGTTAGGTGTTACGTATGCCGCCTTGACAGTTCTATAGAAAGGTTTATATCCTTTGTACGTATGTTTAGTGTCAGAAATTACACGACCATCATCAACTACCGTATAGTATCTTACAAAATCTTCACTATCGTAATAAGCAATGTAATCACCGTAGTTAATTTGAATGTCTAAATCTTCTAACGTTTTATTATATACAGAAATTGTAATATTACCGGGTTCAGATTGTGATAATTTTGATGTCCCTACTGTTTTATTTTCAGGTGCCGCAATCGTGATATAAGCTTGGAATTCTACAGGTGGTAAGAATTTAATACCGTTTTCTAAAGCTTCACCATAAACGTCATCAACTTTGTTTTTACTTTTATCGATACGGTATAAAACACAAGTAAAATTGATATCACCAACTAACCATTCTTGACCCATATCGACTTCTAATTCGAAATCTTCGGAACCAAAAAACTTACCTAATCTTGTTATCGGAACTCTACTTTGCATACGCTTTTATTGATAAATACCTTTTTATTTATTATTTTTAATTAAAAGTAGTTTTGGAAAATCCGCAACAACTAAAAGAACATAGAGCTTTAGACTTACTTGATAGTTATTCAGGTGCCAATAACTATATACTATATCTCCAACAAAAAAAGTTATCAAATAAAAAATTCTACCCTACAAGATCTCAATCTGATTATATCATAGATTATTACGATGTTAAACCAAAGGTTGCAAGGAAGTGGGTTGATTTAGATACTTACTTCTCCAAGAAGTTTGCCGAAGAAAGATACTTGTTAGAAAATCCTGAAAAGATTTATATTGAAAAACTTTTGGTTGAGAAAGAAAAATCTTATCACGTATGGGGTAAGTTTTTTGAAAAAGATCGTTTATCAGAATTTTGGGTTCCTAAATCAGCATTGATTAAAAGTCATAACGTAAGTGAGGTTCAGGTCGATTACTCCAAGTATGGTCATAGACCCCCATTAGAACATCAAAAAATTGCAATAGAAAAATTGGCGGGATCAAAAAGATTTATTCTTGCCGATGATATGGGTCTTGGTAAAACAACCTCAACCATCATTGCGGCGTTAGAAACAGGGGCTAAAAAAATCTTAATCATTTGTCCCGCTTCTTTAAAAATAAACTGGCAAAGAGAGATCGAAAACTACACCGACAGATCTGTTTTTATTTGTGAAGGTAAAAAGTTTTCATTAGAACATGACTTTGTTATTGTAAACTACGACATCCTAAAAAACTTTTATGATGTAAAAAACAAACCTGAATCTTTATTGACCAAAGGTAATTTTGATTTGGTTATTTTGGATGAAGCTCACATGGTATCAAATCCCCAAGCTCAAAGAACAAAGATAATAAATCATTTTGTAAAAAGTATTAACCGAGCGTGGTTGTTAACGGGAACACCGATGACATCAAGACCTATGAATTATTACAATCTGTTAAACCTCATCGAAAGTCCTGTTGCTCAAAATTGGATGGCTTACGCAATTAGATATTGTCAGGGTTATCAATTCACAGCAGGTAAACGTAAAGTTTGGAACGTAACGGGAGCGTCTAACCTTGAGGAATTAAGAGACCGTACTTCGAAACAAATATTAAGAAGGTTAAAAGAAGACGTATTAGATTTACCTGATAAAATTATCACACCAGTATATCTAAGATTACAATCCAAAGAATATGAAAATTTGATGGGGGAATATTATGATTGGTATGATAAAAATCCTGATGAATCAAAATCACTTACCGTTCAGTTCTCAAAACTAATGAAAGTTAGAAAGGTAATCGCCAATGAAAAAGTAAAACAAACAATTGAGTTTGCGGAAAACATTTTGGATCAAGGTAAGAAAGTTATTATCTTCACCAACTTCACAGACACACTTCAAAGTATCTACCAACATTTCGGAAAACAATCTGTTTATTTAGACGGAAGTTGTTCTAACTCAGTAAGACAACAAGCTGTTGACCAATTTCAAAATGACGAAAAAGTAAGAGTGTTTGTTGGAAACCTTAAAGCCGCGGGTGTTGGTTTAACATTAACATCTGCTGAGGTTGTGATTATGAATGACCTATCTTTCGTACCGGCAGAACACGCACAAGCTGAGGACAGAGCATACCGTTACGGTCAAAAATCTAATGTATTGGTTTATTATCCAATATTTGACAACACAATAGAAGCCGCAATTTACGATATACTTAACGCTAAGAAAAAAGTTATCAGTACGGTGATGGGTGATGAAATCAACTTTAGTTCTGCGGATGTTGTAGAAGACATTTTAACCTTAATTAACAAAAGAAACTAATCTTTCATAAATGCGAATATTTATGTTTAATGAAAGTCTCAATATCATATGTTGATAAGGAATATAAGAAAAACAAAGAACTCGTAGATAAGTTCTGTAATTTTCTACAAAAACATTTTCCCCTTAAATCAGAATTCAAAATACAATTCCTACCTAAAAGAGTTGGTGGTATGACTACTGGAAGTAGAAATGATGAAAGTCTACTTAAGATCTTAACTAAAGGTAGAATGAATAGAGACATCCTTAGAACTTTGGCACACGAATGGGTTCACGAATATCAAAGAAAAGTTATGAAGAGAGAACACGGACCAAATATCGGTGGTAAAAACGAAGATGAAGCAAATGCTGAAGCGGGAAAACTACTAAAGATGTTTGAAAAAGATAATCCTGATCTTGACAAAAAAATTTATGAATCAGGTATTGATAAGAAAATAAATTTAATTCAAGAACAATTATTACTAACTGAGGTTCACGATCTCCGTAAAGAAATATTAACGGAGATGAAAAGAATTGGTATTGAAGATTTACCTTATTCGTATTCTGCCCTAAGGAAGTTTGTTGATCCAAAAACTATGGATATACATTACAACAAACATTACAAAGGTTATGTTAAAAAACTTAACAACGCTCTTAAGAAAAAAGAGGGTGAAATGAGTTTAGAAGAAATTATTAAATCAATAAGTAAGTTTGATGATACGGTAAGAAATAATGGGGGTGGTGCTTTTAATCACGCATTATTTTGGAAAATGTTGTCCCCTAAAAAACAAATCCCTAAAGGTGAAATCTTTAAAAAAATTAAAGAGGATTTTGGTAACATTAAAAAACTTAAGGATGAGTTTAATGAAACCGCAAAAACAAGATTCGGTTCAGGTTGGGCTTGGTTAGTTTTAGATAAGAAAAATAAATTAAAAATTATGTCAACACCTAA